TTAAATAAGCCGCTAAAGACAAGAAAAAGATATTGGCTGGCATGGGCTACAATGTTAATGATGTAATTGCAGGGAAGGTAAGACTTACGGAACCTGTTATCCAAGAGCTTTACACTACGTCTATTGCTAAGGCTACAAAGGATTAGTTGGGTCTAAGCCAACAAGATTATCAGCCGTCTTGAGCTGAGTATTCTCCATCTCTACAGAACCCGGATTGTATTGCGGGATAGGCCCAAACTGGAACTCACCAGCACGGCAATGAACGAGCCTATGTTCAATGTGAACTTTGCTCCGCAACAGGGGCCAGCACAAGTTCCAGTAGCAGCACCAGCGGTTGCTACTTCTGAACCAAGCTTTGCAGAAGGTTTATATGCGCAGATGCGCGAGCATGAGGGCAGCCGCCCCTATGCCTATAAGGACACCAAAGGTAATCCCACCATTGGCATTGGCTTTAACTTAGCCGATAAAGACAATAAAAAGATATTGGCTGGCATGGGCTACAATGTTAATGATGTAATTGCAGGGAAGGTAAGACTTACGGAACCTGTTATCCAAGAGCTTTACACTACGTCTATTGCTAAGGCTACAAAGGATGCTGCTAAATGGGTTCCCAATCTCGATGAACAACCAGAGAGTGTCCAGAAAGCCATTATTGATATGTCATTTAATCTTGGCGCAAGTAAGCTAGCTGGATTTGTTAAAACACGCGAAGCATTAATCAACAAAGATTATAAAGAAGCATCAAAACAGATGCTTGACAGTGATTGGGCAAAGCAAGTAGGTAAACGTGCTAAGAACCTATCTGCCCTAGTTCTTTCGGCAGCTAATTAATTATTATGCACAAAGACATTTTATTCCTAAGCAACTTCAAACCGTTTGGTGAATTGCTCAAGCAAATCCAGAACATGAGAGAAGATGCTATTGGCTCTCTGTTAGAAGCCAAGACAGAGCATATTCAGCAAATTAGTGGGCAGATAATTGCTTTTGACAGCATCTTGCAGCTTACAGAAGCTAAAGACGTTATTAAGAAGACAGATAATCTTCCTTAATAGGGGTAGCCTTACACATGGCCTTTTCCCGGCGGCCATGCAGCTCATAGCTTTTAATTAAATAGCTTGCGGCTTACAGCTTAAAATTAAAAAGAAACAAGAAAGAAAAACAGAGTATGAGACTAAATCTAGCCCCTTGTCAAGCAAATAATGTTATTTCTTGTATTCCTCGACTGAAACTATTTTTATTCCACGGAAGTTTTCCTTCATAGAAATGATGGCTTTTTGAGCGTCTGCTGCCCAAATTGGCGTTTCGCCAGCACACAGCACCTCGGCATCATTAGGCAATCTATCGTTTCCAGAACGGAGATATTGACTCCATTTAATTTGATAGCGGTTCATCGTTGTGTTGTTTTTGTTCTGACATCTCCTGACATCCAATAGGGGGGATTCTCACGGCTATACTTAAAAATGCTGTGTTCTGGGATAATGAGTTCTCCCTTGTATCGCTGCATACTTTTAGCGATATAATAATGTTCTGGGGCCACCCAAGCGTTTGGGTTAGATGATTGATGATTAATAATTAGCGAGTGCATGACATAAATAAATGCCATACATTAACATAAATACGTCAAGCATCAAAAAGTGATGTTATTATCTGCCTATCGACTTCGCTGGTCGTAAACAAGCGGCACAAAACTATGTCTGATGAAGCTACTGCACCCAACGCTGGGGGTGCTGACGGTATCCCAGTGGTAAAGTCCAACATTACAATGGCAGAACTTGCACGCCATCGTATTAGCCAGAAGACCCAAGGGCAACCGCCCTCGGCTCCTACGGCTTCAGAACCCAAGTCTCAGGAGGAACCAGAGCGTAAAGTGCAGCCGACTAAGGAGAGCGGCCCCACCGAAGCAAAGGAACCAACTAAGGCAAAGGAAGTTCTTTCAAACGAAGTTGATTTAGAGAATATGTCAGAAGCGGAACTGCGCGAACTATCTGAAAAGCTAGGTTCGCGTGCCGTGGCCCGATTCGGGGAACTCACTGCTAAACGCAAACACGCCGAGGAACAGCTTGCTGCCCTTCGGAATGAGTTAAACAATCGCAATAACAGCGACCCACTCGCTTCTGAGAAATCCAAAGATAATCCCTATGCGTCTATCAAGACCCTTCCCGACCTACAGGCTAAAACCCAAGAAGTCGATGAGGTGATTGAATGGGCCGACGATGTGCTATGGAATAATGAGCATTTGGCGGCGGATGACGTAGTGGCAACAGTGAACGGTCAGGAGTTGACAAAATTACAAGTGAGGAAAGCCCTACGCGATGCCCAAAAAGCTCGCAAAGACTTTCTTCCCTCGCAGTTGCGTGAGCTACAGGCTGGTGAACAACGTAAAGCCCTTCGCGGCCAAATGGAAGTTGCTGCTAGACAGGAATTAGAATGGATGGGTGGTGAGGATAACGATGTTCGTAAGCAATATGAGATATTAAAGGGCAGTCCCCTTCTCAGAAAGGCTATGGATAGCGTTCCTGACCTAGAGCCTTATATGGAATATATGGTGGCACACGCCGCTAATTCTATTTATGGCCGCAAGTCTATTAACATAGACAAGCCCAAAGCCTCAATCAACCCGCCTTCTTCGCCCGGATTTTCTGCCGCTCAAACCGAGCAGCCAGAAGGTCGTCAGCAGAAGCAGGAGAAAGAAATTAATGAGAGGTTCTTAAAGACTAATGCAGTAAGTGACTTCATTGCCCTCCGCACTCAGCAAATTTCTAAACGTAAGTAATTATCTAACACAATGGCCTTTTCAAACACATTCGACACAACCAATCCGGGTTCTGCGGTATCTAACCGCGAAGACCTGCTTGACGTATTGACGATTCTTGCACCAGAGGAAACTCCTGTGCTGTCGTCCGCCCCTAAATCCAAAGCTTCCGCCACTTTCGTTGAGTGGACAGTGGACAGCCTTTCTGCTCCCGTCACAACGGGTGTTGCTGAAGGTGCTGATGTCACTTCCTTCACAGACAAGTTTGCTGGCCGCGCTCGCCTTGGCAACTATGTTCAAAAGTTCCGCCGTGACTTCATGGTGTCTGACTTGCAGAACGCTGTTGACTCGGTTGGCCCAGCTAAGATTGCCCAAGCTGAGGCGAAAGCCGTCCGCGAAATCAAGCGCGACATCGAAGCGACTTTGATGTCAAACAATGACCGCTCGGTCGAAGATGGTGGTAGCACTGTCTACGGTCTGCGTGGCCTTGGCGACTGGATTGACTCTGCTGGCCCAGCTGATGTTCCTGCTGCCTATCGCACTCCTGCTGCAAGCATTAGCGCGTCTGGTGCAATCACGGAAACAGCGTTCAACAACCTCATCACCAGCATCTATCGCGTCACTGGCACAACAAACAGCCTCACGCTGGTTGCTGACACAGCCCTCCGTCGCGTTATCAGCGATTATGCTCGCACCTCTGGCAGCTCCGATTATTCGGTTCGCCAAGTGACCTATAATGGCGAAGTTTCGACCATTAAGCTCGCTGTTGAGATGTATGAGTCCGACCACGGCATGGTGAGCATCGTCAACATGAATCCTGATTGCGCTCCTGACACATCGAACAAAGACACTGGTTACCTCATCAATCCTGACTATTATGGGGTTGCGGAGCTTATCAGCCTTGGTTCGACCCGTCTTCCTAACCTCGGCGGCGGCGACCGTGGCTATGTTGACAGCACGCTTACTCTTATCTGTAAGCATCCCGGTGCGCACGGCAAAATCACGGCCATCACTTAATACCGCTAAAGGACTACTACTATGCCTAAACTAACAGTAAACGAAGCCGCTTTTGGTTTCACACATATCGTATCAGTTGACTATGTTGACTTGATTGCTCAAGGTACTGGCGTATCAAAAGCAATTGCTGTTCTTCCTGCTGGTAGCGCGGTTGAATATGTGGGCATCCACAAAGCAACTGCTGCTGCTGGTAGCACAAGCGTCGTTCTCGACGTTGGAACAACATCTGCAACTCCTACAGAGTTTATTTCTACTCTGGATGCTGATGCAATGACTGTTCCTGTGTATAACACAGGTACGTTGTTTGTTCAAAGTGCTGGTACAACCACAATTAAGGGTGGTGCGCTGCCAGTTAAGCCCGTCGCTGCGGATACAACGGTGTATCTCAAAGTTACTGATGCCGCTCTTGCTAGCCTCACGGCTGGTAAGTGGGTCATTGGTATGCGCGTGCTTAATCTCGGACAGTTTGCTTAATAGAAGCACAAACTAGTCTTGCTATACTTGGGGCATACCTTTAAGGGTATGCCCCTTTTTAGTGCATGAACATAATTACTCAGCTACCTAGATACTCCGATGGTGAGGTGAACAGAGCGTTAATCCGTGAGATTACAACAGGAATGGAGCTGAAGAAACAGACAGAAAGGAAGAAAGAAATTGAGGCAGCAGAACAAGCTAAGGCACATATTGCAGCTAAAGAAATAAAGGGGTTGGGGCGTTGCGTAGGGGTAATTCCAGAATGGGAATTCTTTCGTATGCAACAGCGATATGGACACGCCGAGATTCATTCTAAGGGTTTTATGAAGTATTTTCAGAAAACATTTCCGCATCTATCTCCTAATAAACTATAATGCAAAGCAACTCATACACGGATTTCTATGCAGATGTACTGGCTCTTACTGGTAACAGTAGTTTCACAACAACTGAGCAAACTCGCATTTTGGCTAATGCAAACCGCAGACTTTATCAAGCCTATCGTAGTTTTTCAAGTTGGCCGCGCTACATTGTGGGTGGGGAACAACGTCCTGCGGTGGATGGTCTAATTAGTCGTGATGCTATTTATGGTGGCACAATTCCTATTAGCAGCGCAACTCGTGTAGGCACTTTAGTCACAATCACTACAGCTTCAGCTCATTCAATATGGAGTAATGCAAAAGTTACCATATTTGACCTCACTGGAACCGTAAGTCCA